GTATTCTTTCTATCACCTCATCTATTTGAAGAAGTCTATAGCCTTGGTTGTTTGCTGATCGTGCTGCATATCCTGCTGCCTTGGCTGCTTCAGTAGCATTACGATGAAGGACATAGGCTTGTGAAAATTTCTCTTGCTTGTCATTTAACATAATAAGATACCAAACCATTAATTAAGAGAACGAGAGAGACAGCATTGATTACAAGCAAAGCTCTGTCATTCCAGATGATAGCCACAATAAACCATCCGAACATTCCAATGGCATGAACCATCAGGTTAAGGGGATAGATATTATTGCTGGTTAGGATAACTCCTCCTACCAGTATGATTGAAGCTATCCATTTAATATACCAATCAAGAGTATGGGTTGGTGTTTGCTTATTTAATTTAGTCATACCTGAAAACTCTCTCCGCATCCACACATGGATTCTACATTAGGGTTATCAATCATAAGACGCTGACCAAAGATATCCTTCTTATAGTCTACCGTCATTCCTGCTACATAAACACTGGAGATATTATCAATGACAAGCTTACCTGTATCCAGATCTATAACGAAGTCATCGATAATGTCATCGAACTCTTCTTGATTTACAAGCTGCCAATCATAGGTAAAGCCAGAGCATCCTCCGCTGTTAACTGCTAGTCGAATAGCAACTACCTTATTCTCTGCAACAACAGAGGAGAGATGTATGTCTGCGTTGTCAGTCAGCTTTATCATCTTTCTTACCTGACAAGTATTTAGGATTGCCTGTACCTGACAGCTTTTTATTTAGCCAGATACAAAATCTCCACTGCAATTTATAAAGCCACTTGATCATTGCTTCATATTATTTCTTTGTATGCCTTTGAACTTCTCAAAAGATCTCATAGATCCAAGACCTAGTAATGATAAAGTCAACGGCATTAATCCTTCTGTCTCGATAAGTGGAAGGACCACATCTGAATTAAGTACTGCAAAGATCCATACTGCTATAGGTTGAAAGACAAACTGCCAACCAAGACCGAAAGCACAGATCCACATGATAGCAGGTCTTGCCCCTGCAATGAACACACTGGAATGTTTTGCTTGTTCCAGATTTGTTTGTGCTTGAGCCAGATCCAGTGATATAATCTGTGACTTAAGTTCCGCATTAAGTTTTGTCTTAAGATCTTTATCTTCAACAAACTTATCAAGAACTTTACCTGCTACTCCTACTACTGATTCTACTATTCCTAACATTCTTCTACCTCCTCCTTTTGAAATTGTATTATTCTGGGGTAACTATCTATCTGATATCCTTGTGTTAGAACAGTATCAATGTCATCTTCAAAGAAGCCGTCAAAGAAAGGATAGATAATAAGATCTTTATGGTTGCGACTTTCATGTGCCAAGAATTGTAACCAATCCTGATGATGGAATACTGAGACATGAACATTCGTACCGTCTTTGAATTTTTTCAGAGCTTCAAAGCAAGCCACATTTACAAAGACCATCTTCTTGGCGTAAGAAAATATTTCTCTAACAACCCATCCCAGATCTTCTTCAGGTATATGTTCCATAACATCAGTACATATAACTGCATCATACTTTTCTGTAGGTAAGATCTTAAAATCTTCATAGCCGGGATCATAAAGATGGTATGAATCCAGATTCCAGAAATAAGGGAGGGGTTCCTTTATTACATCTGTCACACTTTCATAGTGTTCCTGCATATAAAGATGTCCCTTCCCACATCCATAATCCAGTAAGGTTTTACAGTCATTACCTACCAGAAAATTTTTAATGTAATGTACATACTTGACAAGACTTCTGCCATTAAAGATACCATACCCAGAATCATGCATAGCTTTATATTCTTTTAGGTAAGCTCTATATCTCTTGGAAGGATTATCCCTACTAAGTTTTGGATCAAAAACTATAGGCTTGCGAGAAACTTTTTTACCTACAACTTCAATATCACTAGGCATTGTAGTACTCCTCAAATGATGGTCTGTTTTCTTTTTCCAGAGCAATGTCCCAGAGATCTGCTATCATTGTATTCTCTCCGTGAAAGGTAAGAACTCCTTCCAATCCTTCATCTGAGAATACCTTCTCACAATCTTGAGCCATTGCCAGTAGCTCACCAGTAGTCCAGTAAGTTTTCTCTTTGACATTAACCTGTATGTACTTAGGTTTGGGAACTTCTCCACCATCTATATCACCTGTAGTCTCAGTCTTCTCTTCATTGGTAGGCTCATCCCTACAACATTCAAAACCAAACAGATGTATATCCCTGAAGCCCATTGTATGCAGCATACCTATACCTCTCATGGCCGCACATGTACCACCAGTAATCAGAGTAGATCCTTCAGGTATACCAAGATCCTGTGACAGCTTTACCTGTCTGTTCTGTATCTGATGTCCCTTCTCTGTATCATTTCTGAGCGAGTCAGTAAATGCGTGCCAGCCCCAGATCTGTGCTTTACTTTCTATAAGATGGTTTGTCACAGAAGGATCAGTCATAGAAGCTACAAAGAATCTGGTATTGGGATCTACTTTCTTAAATAAATCTTTACGAACAATGTTATGTGTAGACATACCAGTAATAGGTCTGGGATCAAGAATGATACAACCCCAAGGCTGTATGTCATGTTCAAGTAGTTTAGGGTAAGCATGTTTCACCGTCACTATTTTTACATCAGGATTTTCAATGGTAAATTCTTTTACCTTTTTATAGTCAAGGTAAGGACCAGCAGAAATAACAGCAGCCCTATCCTTATGTACAGGATGTTTGGTGAGCCACTTCTTGGGATCAATCAAGGTCATGTTAGAATTAATATTATTCTTTATGTAATCTTTAGGGACACAATCTCTGGGATGTACTATGATAGGTACTCTCTTCAGATCTTCTGGTATGTCTTCTAACTTAGCATCGTGAAGGAAAACCACAAGATGAGTATTACCACCGCCAACCACTTTATCACCTGAAGGTAATATATATTTTCTTGTTGCGGTAGACTCGTCAAAGTTAGTCCATCCATCCTCCGTTGTTTCCTGTGCGTCCACTTTCTTTGTAGGTACATCATCAAATACATGTTTAACTCCTTGATATTTTTCTGGAGGAATGCCTTCGTCATCATCCGTAGTAAAGTAATGATCAGCTACAACCACTGGTACATACTTAAGAACTTTATATTCTGCTTCAACTGTTTCCCGGCTGTTGCCGCTTCCCATCAAAGCAAAGTCAACATCACTTATTTCCTCAGTCTTTAACATGCGATCAAGAGTTTCTCTGACATTCCCCTTGTATAATTCAAAGGTAAACGTCTTGTCTTCCTTGTCCTTGATATGCTTTGTAAATTCTTCCAGCCTGTTTCTGACAGCCTGTATAGTATTGTGAGGCTTGACATTAAACTCTATATGATCTGTCTCTGTTGTTCCATCTTCAAACAAATCAAAGCCAATGTAATGAACCTTCTCTTGGTGTTTGAATGCAGCCAAGGCCATCTCAATAGCCCTCCCTCCATTCCATGCTCCGCTTTCCAGTATACATTCAGGCTTGTAGAACCTGATGATGTCTGCCAGTTGTCTATATCTATTAGGAAGTATGTCAGGAGATGTCTCAGTATCCGACAATTTAATAATGCGTTGGCCATCCTTATCTCTGACGGCCATGTTCTTTCGATCTTCCAGACTGACAATCATCTCTGAGATAGGGGAATGTTCAGGATCAATCTCATGTACCTGCATACCATGAGCTTCATAGATAGTTCTTAGTCTATTCAGAATAAAAGTATCATGCCACTCCCTGTAGTTGGAGAACTCTCCTGAAATAAAAGCTCCTCTTAAATCTCCCAGTAAATCTACTGGCGTTTGTCTGCACAAATTATAGGCAGTTAGATAAGCCTCATCCTTTAAAGTAATCAAGTCTACCTTATCGGAGTTCTCTGGAAAGATAGATTCAATATCTTTAACAGATATATTCTTGGTATTGATGACACTGGGATCAAGCCAGATTAACCAACAACCACTACTCTCAAAGGCACACTCAGTCAGAGCTATAACTTTAGGAACAAACTTGATAGGATCAAGTATCTCATTATAAGGTATAGTATTTCCTTCAGTACCATTATGTTTACTAAATTCTTTTAGAAATTTAGGATAGTCCACTACCTCCATCAGGTTATGGTAGTGGATGTTAGCAGCTTTGGGAAGAGAATAGTTTGATAGATCAAGATTGTAATAGTAACAATGAAAGTCTATTTTATTTTCCCAGTTATCCTTGAACTCAGTAAGAAGTATACTAGTACTCTGTTGAAGAAAAGCCTCATCAAAGGCAGTTACAATTTTATATTTCATCTACAATTCCATTGAGTAAGAGGTAGCAATAATCTGCATTCCATTCAGAAGCATAATGTCCATCAATAGGACGTTTACATTTCCATTCTTTAAACCAAGGACCACCTGTTGTGAAGTGTACATTCTTGGGGGTAATATCTTCGCTTGAATGTCCATCAAGCCAGTTCCATTCTTCATCAATAGAACCAATACCATTAGCTTTCTCAGGAAGCCATCCAAAGCCATGAAGAAATTTACCATCTTTCTTATTTACTTCTTCAGGAGTAAGTACTTTATTAGCCTCATGTCCACAGTTCCAGAGCATCAGGCTTGACCAGTTCTTTCTGGGATAGGTTACTTGTTCTCTACCATCCATCTTGAATTTATCTGTAGGTTCATACTTATGTTTAACACAATACAGAGGGTAGTAGTCAGTATTATATTCTTGAAACAGTTCATTGATGTCGGTTCTGGGATACATATCACAGTCCATATACAATGCCCATCCCTCATAATGCATCAAGGCTGGTACTAAAAACCTACTGAAACTAAACTCAGTTGAGAAAGGTCTTTGATCTATCTTGTCTATGTACTGTCCGTTAACAACCTCATGTAGGCGATAGTATAATCCCATCCTTTCCAGAATATCTTTGCGTAATCGTTTAACAACAATCGGAACAGGGGAGTTTTCTTTCAAGGTCCACTCTAAAAGTTTACAAGCAACCTCCTCCTTCGGATCATAACCTATATAGATTGTATTAAGTTTATCTTCTTTCACACTAATCTCCTTATCCGTATTTTAAAACTAAATATAAAAATCCCCAAAGAAGAAAAAGATCAGCGCATATAGACCATACAATGTATCCTTTTAATATCCATCTGCCTGTTTCTTTTATAGGTTTTTTCATTTATATTTTCCATAAAAAGGGAAGGCACTCAATGAATGCCCTCCCATCTCCTTATTTAAATTCAATGAGCTTCGGCATTTTATCTTCTGGAATATCCTGTCTGAGCTTGATGATAACCATCCCATTTTCAAACGATGCTTCCGTGACTTCGATATTCTCTGCAAGATCAAACGTCTTTGTGAAAGCTCTGCTTGCTATGCCTTTATGTAGAATGTTTTCGTTGCCCTCCTTTTCAGAGTTGTTTCCACTTATGGTTAATCTTTGTTCTTCCTGAACCACTTTAACTTCTTCCTTTGTAAAGCCAGCCAAAGCTAATTCAATCTTGAACTCCGTGTCTGATTCCTTAATCAGGTTATGAGGTGGATAACTTTGGTTATCGTTGTCAGGCATATCCATTATTCTTCTGAACAACCTGTCATAACCTATAGCCCTTCTCTCAAAGTTTGCAAGAGAGGGTGTGTTAAGAAATTTCCAGTTACCTTCTAGTCTTACATTCATAGCATTCTCCTTTTCAGCAAGAGGTTATGGAACCTACCATTAGCATTCCATATATATATTATACTATACTTTTATTTAAATAACAACTATTTTTCTAAATAAGACAAAGCTTTTTTAATTCTTGTAGGATCATCTTCAAACATTCCTATACCTGTATTGCAAGGATAACATATCCATCCTCTAAATTTATCTGTAGTATGGCAGTGATCAGCAGCCCATGCTCCTTGGTTTCTCCTGCCAAATCTTTTTAATGCTTCACTATTTCTATTACAAATAGGACAAGAGTAATCATCGGGGGGATGAGGTTGCTCTTCTCTTATACGCCTACTAACTCTTTTTAATGCAGTACGACATGCCGTACATCTAGATTCTCTATAGTTATGTGCTATACCAGCAAAAGTAAAAGAAGTTATAGGTTTATATTTATTACAGGCAGAACATTCCTTTCCTTCTCCATCTGCTTTGTCAAAATTATATGTATCTTCAAGATCGAATAGTAATAATTGATCGGTCATAATTAAACTCCACAAGTTCCACCTGATCCAGTGATTTCACAAATATCATGGGGTTGTACATTATCCTCAAACTCTTCACCTAATTTTTCAATAGCTTCACTGTAAGGAACCTTAGTTAAAGGCTGTCCTCCTCTACACCCATCAGGGTAACAGGTAAATCCTCTTAATCTATGAGCATACTTAGCCAAGGTCTGGGCAAAGTCCTCTACCTTTCCTTCGTTGTTGTCTTCCGTATCCCATGCTGGTAAGTTAATAGTAGAAGAGATAGACATATCCACATACTCTTGGACATTAGCTTGGAAATTTAATCTCCTTTCATAGTTAGTTACCAGATCAAGGGCAGACTCAATACTCTCAGGCTTGACCCCATAAAGTTCAAGCATCTCTTGTGCAGCACTATCAACTACATACTGGTAGTGCCATCTCTTGTTCTTCAGATACCTTCTCTTATAGGCTACAGCAAAGATAGGTTCAACTCCTGTTGATGTACCTCCCAGTATCCCTATCGTACCAGTAGGAGCTACGGCTCTGACAGCAACAGGAACAGAGATGTTGAGTGTACTAGAAAAAGATCTGGCTACCTTATCTGACTCAGCTTCGTATACCTTGAACCATCTATGCAGTTCTGGTGTGGTTTCATACTTATGTCCTCGTTGTATTAACCACTCATGAAGCCCCATCAGGCCAAGACCTAAACGTCTATTTGAATTTCTAATCTCATACACTTTCTCGTAGGGAAGTGTAGCTCGGAGGGTGCCGCACAGTAAAAACTTTGTGGCAAGTTGGACAACTTCCTGCAACTGATTGAGGTCGTCAATACGAGCAAAATTAAGGCTCCCCAAATTGCATACGTCACTATCATCTTCACTAGTAACCTCCGTACATGCATTTCTGAGGGTTTCATTTTCCTTCTCGAAGAAGTTAAACGAGAACCCCGGTTCACCTGTTCTAAGAGCTTGATGTACATTAGTCCTAAAGACATGGCCTAGATCTCCTTTCTCCCAATAGTTTAACAACCATTCGGTATCATAGTTCACACTGATGTTGGTCATATCCAGAGGGGCAGGGAAGTTGAAGTCATCCTGTTTAATATCAAACAAAGTCTTACCTGTATTTCCTACTGGCATATCGAACCAGTTCTTGGCAGTCAGAAACTTATCTATGTCATCGTGCTTCCAGTTCAAGGATGCATAGATAGCAGACCTGCGACTACCACCCTGCATAACCTTCTGACCTATAGAATTAATCATCTGCATCTTAGGGATTGGACCAGAAGCCACACCACCTGTACCTTTCAAGGTTTGTCCTTCAGATCTATACACAGAATAGTCTACCCCAATACCACCGCCTGTCATCAGACAGGACTCAGACTTCCAAGACAGGTTGGCCCAATCTTCTCTGGTATCTTCCTCTGCTTTAAGAAGGTAACAGTTATTAAAGAACTTCTTATCTCTTCCTGCATAGTAGAGATACCTACCTCCGGGCAAGAACCTGAGATTGGATATGTGATCTATCAAAGCTTCCTTCTCATCCTTACTCAGATTGTTTTGACAGACATCCTCTACTAGTGTACAAGCCAACTCATGAAAAGTCTCTGCTCCTTCATGGGAATACTTAGTATAAAATATATCTTCACTAAACTTAGATCTGAATTGTGGATTACGATTTGACTTGAACATGTTTCCCCCTCTCTATTAAATCATTAAATAGATCTTCTTGCTCACCTTCCTCTGGATATTCTAATGCTAATAATAGTTCAGCATAATGAATTACTTTTTTGATGTCTTCCTTTCCCTCTCCTTTTTTGTTATGTCTGGTGACATACTTTACAATATTAGATTCACACGTAGTCAGCTTGTTTAACTGACAGTAAACTGTGGGTTGTATAATACAATCTTTATAATGATCTCCCCCAATCTGTTTGTCTAAAGGATTAGAGGAGGGCTTTAAATTTTTTCCTGACATCTGTAACATCTCCTGATTTTATAACTTCATATGCGTAGTGTCTAACTCTATATGGGGAAACCCCAGCTTGAATACATATCTGTTCAAAGTCTTCACAGGTAGTACCAATAGAAGAAAAAAACCAAGCATCAGCTTGCTTTCTATGTACCTTTATATGACTCGCCTCTCCCTCTTGTTCAGGTTTGGTTAGATCAAGGAGAGCCTGAATAATAACAGATAGATATAATGTTTTATATGAATTTTTATTTGTTAAATCATATAGAGATTGTGCGGAAGTGAGGGAAGCAAGATCAAATTGGGACATGTTCTTGAATAGGCCGTGAGAATTTACCGCCTATATAATTATTATAAAAAGCTGGTTCATCTGTCCCTTCCAATGTAGAAGTTAACACATTATATTTTATTTGATAGTAACATTCATAGTATTTTAAACTTCTCTTATTGCCAAACTCTGCAATAATTTCAAACTTAAAATGTTTCTTTCCAATCTTTTCAATATCTTCCGAAAGAGTTTTACTTGAACCCATATAAGATTTCCAATTGGATTCTGTTTTCTTTCTTCCCTTTCTAAAAAAATAATATTGCTTGCAACCAATGTAAGCTTTCCTATTCTTTAAGTTTGTGATACGATAAACAAATCCAAACTTACCTAGATCTGGATCTCGATCCCATTCCCAATGCATTACCAGTTAACCACTTCTGAAACATCTGGTTCTTTTCTTACCTGTACCAGATATCTTTTACCTTTTGCATACTCGAAGACACGTATGCCCTTACCATCATTAATATCTTTCCAACATTCTCTTTTATGGCTACAATAAATGCACCCAATAGCAAGCTTGTAATTACCAGACTTCCCATCAGGAACAGGATCATAACATCTATCAGGAGGTTTAGAATCAGTAACCATTTTCTTAAGATGCTTAATTCTTTTATCTGCATTAATCATTTCCATCGAATGAACAGGAGTAAGACATATCTCTCCAGTTGATTTATCTATCACTAAAAAAGCAGCCTCATCTACATTATTAGCTTCAGCGTAAGCTGAGATCTGTCCTATATAACCAAACGGATCATCGTTAACTAGATCATTACTTTTAAATTTCTGAAAGCTTTTTCCTGAAGAACTTTTACAATCAACCAGAACATCATCTATCATTGCATCTTGATGTCCTTTAATTCCTTCTACTTCCACCTCTTTCTGTTGATGTGAGACTGTGTGTCCTGCTATTGAAGAACAGAGGAGAAGAAACTCTTCAAGAATATATCCGTATAAGAATTTAATTCTAGTGCTAGGCTTAAGAGCAAAGCTCTCTTCCTTTTTACTATTAATATTATACCATAACTGTCTGTCTGGTTTTCCTATAGCAGACAATCTTAAGTGTCCATTCGTTGACGGCTTCTCGTATAAGAAATCTTTGACATGTAACTTAAGCATATCACCAAAAGTATCTATACATTTATCTACATCTTTCTCATCCATAGCAATGGGATCAAAAGAAAATAAATTATTTATATCCTCAACTAAAGTATCAATTGTTTTTTTCATTTATAAAAAAAGAGGGTAGTAAACTGGAAAGTTTACCACCCTCCTTATCTCCTTTAATTATTAGGAAGCGAAGGGTATTTCTTCTAACCCTTCATTCACGTACCCTCCGGGTACAACATCAAAGTCATCTGTATTATACTCTACTAACTCTACTACTTGTACAGCATTAAGATAACCTTTGACACCGCCACCATATACAGTGTACTCTTTCGGAAAATAAGATGCATTAACCTTAGAGCCATTTCCGATACGCTTATTAGTAGGAAAGGGATTGCGCTCAGAATCTTTTACTGTAATGGCACGGGAAGAACCATCTTTAGTACGAGCATATTGCTTGAGAGTGACAAAATCTCCACGATCATCACCTTTATTTTTAATGGT